TTGGGCACCGTCTTCTCTTATTTAGATCTTGCGATCATTGCGATAACTTCCTGCCGTGTGACAAGGCCTTTCGGCGCAGTGCCGTTCACGACACCGGCTTCATAAGCTGCTGCCCACACCTCAGTTGCCCATTCGTCCACGGGCAGTTTCGCGCGCTTGGCGAGGTATGTATCCATCATCGCGTCGAACTTATCCTGATCCATATAGTCGTACTCCTCCATTTGGGGCGGGTATTTCCCCGCCAGAATCATGCTGCTGCTGTAGCGCCCGTTTGCATCCCACTGGAAGTGCGGACGGTCAGGAAAGCTCCGCCAGTCGCCGCCCCAAGAGAAACCGACCTGCTTGCCGATCTGTCCGCAGCGGGCGAAAAAATCGGCGTCATCGTATGCATGTCCGCTTACATTCTTGCAAATATCAAAGGCCAGTCCGGCCTTGATACCGTGGAACGTCGGCTTGGTCGCCTTCTTGCTGGCTGTGCCGCGCCGGACGCAGTCAAGCTGATACTCTTCATCGCGCACCGTCTCGGTCACCTTGACAGGAAGACCGGCATCGTGGCACATCTGCAGAAAGATTTCGCAGTTTGCTCGCACGTCGGCGCGCAGATATTTGAGGTCGTCGGTCTTAAACATTGCCGCTGCTCTTTCCGGCAAGGCCATGCAGGTGCTTTAGGAGATCCTCGTAGAGTCCGTCATATCCGTTCATGGCGACATAGGCGACGATTCCACCAACAGCGATGCCGCCGGCGATCCAGTACCAGGTCATCGCTGTGCCGGTGATATCGAGGTAGGCAATCGTTGCGAGCAGTGTGAGCAGCTCCGCGACGATCGGAGCGACCACTGCTGCATGATCGGCGAAGGGAGCTCCGAAGCCTTTAACGATGTTGGTGAAGATATTTGTCAGCACGACCAGCGCGGGGATCAGCGCGACGAATACCAGGTTGATGATCATTTCAAAATCCATGTTCAAACTCCTCCTTCTGCATCGGTCGAGCCGACGCTTGTCCCGAAAAATTTGTTGTTGTTATGCTCAAAGATGTTGGAGAGAACCTTGCCGCCCAGCGTGACGGTGAGGGCCTTGAGCGCCGGCTCCGAAAGCTCGGTGAGCGTGTAGACCTGCCCGAGAATCACCATAGAATAGATGGCCATGGCGTAGCTACAGGAGATCCAGGCGATACACGCCCAGAGCGTGACGACAAATAACTGCCTCGTCACGCTCGCTGCCTGCGCTCTGCTGATGCCGTCGAGCCCACGACGACAAATTACCCACCCAAGCAGGAAACCCGTCACAGCGGCTCCCAGAGCCGCCAGAACGATGTATTTCATCATGCGGCCTCATCGCTGCCCAGAATGGCGTGGATGCCTCGCTTGGTTAAAAACTCTTTCTGCTCATGTTTGATCTGCGAAGCGTAGTCGAGCGCTGCATGCATATCCCCATTGCAATGCGCATCGGGAATACGCTGTACGGCCTTCGCCGTGGCTTCTCCCAGCGCAACAGAAGCCCAATTTCCTTTAATGAGTTCGAGCATGAGCTGTTCCTGAAGCTCCTGCCGTTCCTGCATCTGGGCGCGTTCCTGCTTGTCACGCTTGCGGTCGCGTGCTGCGACCGCTTCAATAATGGCGACGATCACCATGGCCGCCGCTGAGATGATGCTTGCTGTCATAATCATTCCTCTTTAATCACGATGCAATTTTTGACTTTAGCCTGTATAGCTTTGATACTATCTTGCGGCTGACCTTGTTGCAAAAGCCGCTGACCAGCGAACACAAGCGCGTATAGATATAAGCACTGCGGTGCTTGACCTGAGATTGCCTGCTTTCCTCCAGCAGCGCTGAGAGCAGCCTGCTCTGTCCGACAAGCCCATGAAAAGGCGTTCTCCACAAGCGAGCATAAAACCTTGTTTTTGAGGGGAATTGAATCAGTGGTGGCACATACTGGAGCGATGCGGCTGCATTTTCTTCGCAGGGCTCCATTTCAAATGATGGCCATAAACTCTGCTCCGGATAATGATCATGTACTGCCGGAGAAATCCCAGCTGCGTCACATCTTTGAAGCTGCATTGTATTTGCGCGCCGTGCTGCCTCCTGCGCATACTCGGGCACGAGAGATTTGATCTCCTGCTGCTGGTATAGGGTCCACAGCACATCTCCTATTGCGCCGAGATCAAGCACTCCGCATTGGGCTGTAGCAGGGAAGCATCCCTGAATGCGTATGGCAGCCCGTTCCAGTGTGCGGCAAATGGTCGATTTGTCAACGCTGAGAAGTTTGCCGATGTCTTCCATGGTGAGCCACTCACCGTAGTACAAATACATGTACACCGCCTGTCTTTCGGTCAGGCAGCCGAGCAGCTTTTTTGCCGTTTCCGGATCAGCAAAATCCATTTCCGAACTGTCCTCTGAGTCGCAGTCAGGCTCATAGTACTGCTCTTCAAATTGTGCGAGATCCCGAATGCGCTGGTGAGCACGGTTCAGCGTTCTGGAAACCGTGCTTTTATCTACATTCAGGATCTTTGCAATCTCCGTTACCCGTTTTCCCTCCATGGAGAGTTCAAGCATCTGCTGCTGCCGATCACTGCAGATTGCTTTCCCGCGTTTGAGCGCGCGGATCAGACGAGCTTTTTTACTGCCGTCATCAAGGCCGACGCCAAGCTCCTCCCAGCGCATTGTATTTCCCTCAATATCAGCGAAGGTGACGTGATTGCGTTCGAGCCAGTTGAAGGTACCAGTACCGTCAGCGCTGCGGGCTTCAAAACTTGTGACCCTGCTTTTGGGCGCTGTGCGTACCCTTTCAGCAGGCGGTCTGGCCGCATCTTTTCGCTCGAGCGCTTCCTGATACATTTGATACAGGATCGAGTAGCGCTGCTTCTGTTTGGCAAGCTCTTGCGGATCTGCGATAGACTGCATTTCTTCCTTGACGAGCTTGATGCGCTCGTATAGGGTGGCCCGCTCCTGCTCAGCAATCTCGTAGTCCGTCATGACTTAGGTCTCCCAGTCGACCCAGCCGTCCATATAAACCTTGATCTTGCCGTCCACCCGGTAATAGGCGTTATTGATGAGCGGCATACCATCGGTGTAGTCGATGGGATTGTCTGCGCTTGTGCCGACAGGGACAGTCTGTGCGATATACTCCTTGCGAACGACCACGTCGTTTACGCTGTAGACCTTCCAGTCGTAGCCCAGCTTGTCGCTCTGCTGCATGGTCACGGCAATGCCGCCCGCTGCCTGTACCGTCTTCCCGTCCTTGATCGCTCCCTTGATGGCGTTCAGCTTTTCAGTTCTCATCGTAAGTAGCCTCCAATTCTGCCAGCAGGCCATTCGCCGCGGCCAATGCTTCATCCTTCTTTGCGAGCTGTTCATCCTTTTCGGCAAGCTCTGCGGTCTTGCCTTCAACGCTGGCCGTCAGCGCTTCGACCTGTGCCTGATAAGGCGTCACATCGCCCCAGTACTGTTTGTCGACCTCGAGGATTACCTCAAAGCTGTCAGTATTTCTGAGGTAATTGATATCTTTGACAACGAAAGAATATCCCTCGGGCAGATCACATGCAAGATAGTTCTCTCGAACTGGCTCCACAATGACCTGCTGCCAATCAATTTTTTCAATCTCCTCGAGCGTGTTTTCTTCATAGCACCGCTCAAAGACAAGATGATATTCTTTGCCGAGGCGCAGAATATGGCCGATTCTGTGCCCATTGATTTTATAGCTTACTCCATAATGACCACTGCTCATTTTAGTCTCCTTTACTACCGATAATTGGGACGGACTTTTCCAACCGCTCCCACGTCATGTTCATATCTTCCAGTTTTTGCCATGTCATGTTGACAGCCTCAAACCGTTCCCACGTCAGACCGGCGATGATAAAGCGCAGGTGTGCCGGACTGATGAGATTGACGGAATCGGTCAGGCTGCTCAGATCTAACTCGACAAGGTCATCCGTCTCGCCAAGGAATTCCAGCGTGAAGCTATAATCGTCGTTCATAATGACGCGCGCAGCGTAGCCTGTCATTGCCGTGGCCATGTCGCGGATGGTGTCAGCGTTGGTGTTGCCGCCGGCAAGCAGCTTGGCCTTGATCGCATTGCGGCGTGAGACTTCCGTCGTGCCTGCGGGAGGCGTGATACCGACCTGGTATTCCCAGAGCGGCAGGCTCCATGTGGCAGTCTCGATAAAGAATTGCTTTTTGACATCCTCCACGAGATCTGCCATCTGCTGGCTGGAAAGCCCAAGCGTGTCGAGCAGCGCGGCCGTCTGCGCATTTTTGCGATATCGGGCAGGTACTTTTTCGCGATTTTCCATGCTGCACCGCCTCAGTAGGTCGTTACATCGACAGTGCCGAGCACGGGAATCGCGCCGGAGGCAATCTGTAGTGCTGTTTTTGCTCCATTGACGGTGAAGGTGCTGTAATCGGCTACGCCTGCGCACTGCAGAAGGCTTGCGAGAAAACGGCTGTAAGGCACGCTCTGCTCTTCAGCGAATGGCAGAGCTGCCAGCAGTGCGCTGACCGCTGCGGAAAGATCCGCTTTGACCTCGTCGAGACTATGACCATTGACGAGCTTGATCTTGGCAACAAGCGGGATCTCAACCTCCGTGACCGAGACCACCGTTACCGTCGCGCCGATTGGGCGCTCTGCCTCAATGTGTTCCGCGCATGCGGTCACGATCGTGTCGTCCAGCGGCTTTTTGTCCGCGCCGGCAATGATGACCTTGACGGTGCCATTGCCGTTCCACAGCGGGATGCAGCGGGCATAGGAGACACCCGTGACCTCCTTTGCCCACATCACGTAGTGGTTGGCGTTGCCGGATGTGATCGGCTCTGTGCGGCGCTCGTGATAGCGTGCCCACAGATCTGCGTCGCTCTCTTCATCTGCGCCGC